GTGTGTTTTGGTATCAATGTTGCATTATCGCAACATTAGAACCCAGGTGCTCCAGCAGTCTGCTGCTGGAAGGAAGACTTCTGAACGCCAGATTCACCTGAGAAGCTGGCTGTCTCCTGCTGACTTAGACGCTCAGCCGCAAGCTGAGCCGCCCCAGACTGTCCGAGATACTGAGACTCAAGAGTCTGCTGGTTGACCGGAGTTTGGGACTTGTAAATTTGCGACAGCTTCTGAGCTGTCGGCAGAATATCCGCAATACGCTGATAGGCGCTTTGTGCCTGCTGATATGTGACACCCTGCTGTGCATAACGCAAAGAATCAGCCGCCGCGACCTGAAGATTGTTCTGAAGTGCTGCTCCACCGATTTGAGCCTGATTCAGCTTCAGCTGAAGGGCTGGAGTGGGCGCCTGATCATTAAGGAAATAGGCAGCGAGGTCACCAGCCCCAATACCCAATTGACTGAAGTACTGTGTGACAGTAGGCGGTGCCTGAGTGGTTGCCTGAACTGCCATATTGACCCGGTCCTGCAACTCTGTGGGAGAGACATCCTTGCCAATCCACTCATTGAAATTCTGCTGATTATCAAAGTGGTCACTCAAACCACTTTGGCGAAGCAACTGTTTGTATGAAGCTTCTGTGGACAAATACTCAGCAGGTGTAAGAACCTGAAGACCATTCTTTCTACGATCTTCATTACCAGCAAATCGAGCCTTGTATTCAGGTGTTTGCTGAAGAAGGATTGTAATGGTGTCGCTGCCGAAGCCGTTCTGGAGGTAGCCCAGAATCTTTGGTGCCAGTGTCCCAAGGCCATACGACCCAAACAGAGTCTTCAGGGCCGCATAAGCATCTCGCTCCTGTCCAGGAAGTCCTTGGAGCTCATCAAGGAGAGGATCACCGGTGCTGGTTGGAGGAAGATTATTCCCGGGCTTGCTGGCCGCAGTGGGGTAATACAGAGTACCATTCGACAGAGCCATACTAGCAGTCAGAGGAACCCTCTGACCATTATGCATGATTGTCGGATTAGACTTGATCAGAGCATCTACTGTGATTCCCAGTTTAGCCGCGATAGTTGCGGGAGTGTCCCCAGCCTTAATAGCGTAGGTACCCGTGCTTGGAGCTTGCTTGCTCACTCCTGGTGTAGAAAGATCACGAGGAGGAACACCTGTACCGGGAGATCCTCCCCCTGTAGGGCTAGTCGCCATATGCTCTCCTAGTACTCAAATCCAAAATTCACCAACACCTGATGAGCATTAGACATAAACGAATCTTGCGCGTTGTCTGTAGACAACCACCGTGGGTCCTGACGAACCTGCTTCTCGAAGTCGTACATGGGCATGGCTGTTGGCTGCCCATCCTGTGTGTGCTGGAGGGCACTCTTGATCATAGGTGTCTGGATGTTGACGGACCCAGGACCCATTTCCAAAAGCTGCTGCGCACGCTGCATGTATGGTGAAGCAATGTCTGAAAGATTCATACCACTGTTGATTTGCTTAGCGTAGGCCGGATACATTGAGGCTGCCTGGGTGCGAAACTGTGCAGTGACTCCCTGGACCGACTGCTTCCCTGCTACAATCTGCTTAATCTGGTTAGCCAGCTGAGGTTCTGGCACGAACACACCAAGATCCATCATGGACTGACGAAGTTGACTTTCGTAAGAACCCGCCTGACCACCAAAGTGATTCCCTGAAGCTGGCTTCAGGAACTCAGCCATCTTCTGATCCAGGACGGCAGCATTTTGATCGTAGCCGTTGGTGATTGCATCAACAGCGATCTGCTGCGCCTGCTGAGGCGTCAGTTGAACACCAAGCTGAGCGGCTGTGCTCAGCATCTGGGCCTGAAGGTTGTTGATATTCTGGTTCCACGTTGCCGGATCGGCCTTCATAGTGGCAAATGCCTGCCGAGCAGTAGAACTGGTAGCAGCCCACCAATGGCTGTTCTGAATGGCTGCAATGAACCTGTCTGTGGACCATGTCCCAGACACCGCCTGGTTATAGACATTCTGGAGTTCTGGCACCGAAGTAATCAAGGCTGCCACAGTAGGATATTCGGAGCGAAGCTGATCCAATGAGAGAATGGGCTTAGGGCCCATGATGTAGTCAGCCACATTGCTGTTACCAAGGCTGATACCTGAATTATCTCCGGTGCGTCCCTCGGCATCTGGAAGCCCTGCTGCCTGCCAAATAGCGTTGGCATAGCCTGTCCCAGCCTGAATGTTCCCTGGTCCTGCATTGTAGGCTGCCAGAGCTAGCCCAACGTCGTTGTGCTCCAACTGGAGCAGATACTTCATGTACGCTACGTAGGCGTTAAGCTCATTCTCCAAGTTGGTAGGATCGCCCTTACCAACAGAATCCCAAGTAGACGGCAGGAATTGAACAATTCCTCGTTCGCCGTACTCTCCAACCGAGTTGTTGTTGAAGTTACTCTCATGGTTAATTTGTGCAGCAACGACCGCCGCTGGGATTCCTAGCTGCGTAGCAGCTNGCAGGATCCAATCCTGATACTGAGGAGGGACATTAATAACCATTACCTCTCCTGGAAGCTTGTATCAGGTGCTAGGGAACTGGCGGAAGGAGCCTGCGCTGGCGGGGCTTGAGAGCCTCCCTGAAGCGTTGGGAAACTAGTGCTTCCGCTTAGACCACCGTAGTTCGCTCGCGTGTTGTCTGTGACGCTCTGAGGGCTTGTCTGAGGGGCGGGGCCAAGGTTCTTGGAGGTTAGTCCCATGTCAGTGAGCACCTGATTTGCCGTAGAGGCCATGGACTCACGAGCGTTATTAGTGGAAAGCCACTTAGCATTGCTTCGCAGCTGCTTCTCAAAATCATACAGTGGGAGCTGAGAAGGAATTGCGTCCTGTCCCTGAGTCGTAGTGCTCTGTAGAGCGCTGCGCAGTGTGTTATCAAACAGATCGATCTTGTTAGGGTCCGCCTCCCACAGTTTTGCCTGGGTTGCCAGATAAGGAGCTGCGATCTGTCCGACCGTAACACCCTCCTTGATGAGATCAGCATAAGCCGGGAACGTCTGTTCCGAGATAGTTTGAATCTCTGCCCGGCGGGTCTGCAAGGAATCTGTCCCGGCAACAATGCCGGACACAGCACGCTCAACGTAATCATCCGACAAAGGAACGCCCATTTCACGGGCGTACTCACGAACACCCAGCTCTACCTGTCCGGCATAGCCACTGAAGTGGCCCTGCTGAGAAAGTTCCAGGTACTTGGACAGGTACCCGTCGATTTGGGCATTGTTCATATTTGTGACCAGTGCCAGATCAGCAAGAGAGGCCAAGCCGGTACTAGAGAGATGTACACCGAGTTTAGACGCCAGCTCTGTTAGCTCGACAACCTTGTTCTGGAGGTCTTGCTGATACTGTGCAGGGTCCGTATACTTGGCCTGAAGCATCTTTCTAGAGCTGTCGCTATTGTTTTTCCACCAGTCGGTGTTCTGCAAAGCGGCCTGGAACTGGTCAGTAGACCATGTTCCTGCTACAGCCTCGCTATAGATATTAGCGATCTCGGGGTCCGACTCCATGAAGCTAGCTGCCAGACCATAATTTTCATTGAGCTGACTGGAATTAGGTGACTGCAACCCCAGAGCCCCGAATAGATCATAGGTTGGTCGGGCGCTGGGAAGGAGAGCACTGAAGTCTGCCCCATTGATACCTGTGATGCCTGCTGTGCTGGCATGCGTGAGCCCGCCATCACCGATGTTGGTGTTGACCACCCCAGGCATTCGACCTACACCGGTAATTCGGGCCTCGGAAGAAACTGGAACAATATGAATTGGCACACTGGGGTTGTCGGCTACTAGAACCTGACCGCCGCCAGCATACATGCCCACATGATCACTATTACCGTTGTGGTCACTATCGAAGAACACCAGGTCTCCGACCTGTGCTTCGGCCAAAGGAACGCTGCGGAGTGCCGCAAGTTGAGCGTTGGATGTACGAGGGATATTGATTCCGAAGTTCTTAGCCCCATACCACATCAAGCCAGAGCAGTCAAACCCCACTTCTGGACTGTCGCCACCCCATATGTACTTCTTTCCCAGTTGCTTCATAAGGAAGTTGAGAAGATCCTGACCATGTACTACTGCCATGTGTTGGGGCTCCTCATGTTGAACAGATGGGTGCGATTCTGCAACGCTTTCGGTTGGCTTGGGTACGACGACCTCAGGTCGGACCTTGGGCGTTGCAGAAATCCTAGAAGTCTCAAGACTACGGGACAGTTGTGGTTGGGCCGGAGGCTGCCATTCCGGAGGCAGGGCCCTGAAGTGCCTTGATAAAGGCATTGAAGTAGGTTGTAGATGCCTGGTAGGCACCCTCTTCGGGGTCTCCAAGGGCCTGCTGCCCAGCAAGGAACTGGACACCACGAGTGCCAATACCCCGCTGAGAGACAACATTCGTTTGAGTGGATGTGCCACCAGTCATTCCAGACTGATCCACCGGCTGATCCGTAGAGGAATCGATGTTGTCCGTGTTTGGACCCTTGCTAGTTGTCTCAAACTTGCCGGTGTTCTCCTGCTCCTGGTACGAGTACAGAGTATGCAGAAATGCATTGTACTCGCCAGCAGTGGGGTTGCGCCCCATCAGACGAAAGTAGGCGTCTGCGAGTGTCCCCATAGCAGTAGCTGGATCAACATACGACTTATAAATAGTCTCAGATTGAGAACTTGTAGCGGTAGAGTTGTTTAGATTTCCGGTGCCATTGGCACCTACGTCCCCAATAGCCTGCTTCGCGCTAATAGCGTTCCAACCCTGCTGGGCAGCCTTGGCAAGTACTTCATCTGGCGAGTATAGGGTGGTATCGCCATTGGGGTCAGCTACCTGAAGGGCAGCCTCCTGAACAACAAGTTGCCAAGCCAGGGCTACTTCCGCTGCGGAAGGAGACTTCTTGGAGGACAGAAGTCCTGCCTCGTACATCTCGTTGATGTACTTCTGACGCGTGCTGGTGTTGCCATACCAGTCCTGAATAGAGTTCAGGACCGTTTGAAAGTTTTCGTAGCTGCCACCATGCTTAGCAGCCCCAACAGGCTGATTAGCCTTGATGTCGGAGTTCAGCGTCAGAGTGATCAGTTTGCCGTTGACGGTGATGGTGGCCTGTGGCAACCCTGTCTGAGAGTCCACCTGAATATTCCCACTCTGCGAAAGCAGAGGGGACAGACCACCTGGAGCGTTGATATTGCCCGGATCAGCCGGGGCAGCCCCCAGCTGATTAAGCGCATCCGGACGAAGTGGCGCAGGTGACGGATTAGGAGTTGGGTCTGCCATTAGTGTAGCGGCTCCTTCCAGGTGTCCCTGCGTAGATATCGATCATAAAGTTGGGCAAACTTAGTGTCCGCCTGCATCAACTGAGCTACGACGTTGTCATATTCCTGTGCTAGATCCGCGTTGCGAGAAGCCTTCAAAGTCTTGGCCTGTCGCTGCTGCAAAGTAGCGTAAACCACATCTCGTAGCTGAGAGTACTTTTGAAGAGAGCGGATGTCACTGCGAATCGGATTCGACAGCAAGACAGGGTCTTGCGCAATACGGAATAGATCTTGAATACGAGTCATGTACTCGTTCTCGTTGTACGCCCCATAGTTCGTATAGAAGTGGGGGTTATACCGAGGATCCGCTGGATCTCCTGTAGCGGATACATAGTTGCTGAGCAAGGCTCGAATGTCCTTGGCCCGAGGATCCTTAATATCCTGCAATCCGCGAGCCTGAAGCAGAGATTGTGCCTGGGCGGACAACAGGCCATATTCGGCCCATCCAGTGCTAACTGATACCTGCTTTGCAGCATCCTCAGGAGAGAGCTTCTCACGAAGTCCCTTGGCTACCTGCCAGTCATAGGCCATCTGATCAAAGTTTCCATTGCCCTCGGGCCCTACAACCACAGCGCCAAGCTCAGGGAACCGCTTAAGTTCAGCGGAGTAGCGCTTTACCGCTGCGGAAGCCCCCACAGTGGAGGTAATCCCAGAGGGGTCCGTAGTCAAGGATTGGGTAAACACCATTCCAGCTCGACCGTACTTGTCGTAGAAGTTCTGACGAGCATTCTTGGAGTCGGCTTCCTGCATACGCCGATACTCATCAATGAGATACTGATGAGAAGGTGCTGGCTTGAATCCCAGAGGAGACAAACGGTTGGCAAACAGGTCAACCACCGTCAGATACTTTGCAGTATCTTCCACAGTCTTCCAGTCAGGCGGCGTAGAGCGCTGCCCATTGAGGTAGTCGTAATACTGTTCCTGGTAGATGGACCACACGTTCTTGGTGTACTGAGGGGCTGAATCTGGGCTGCCTATCAGTAGGCTGATTAGAGAACCAGCATCATTGACCCCGGAGGGAATCAACGTCTTAACGCTATTCTTATCAACCATATTGTTCAGCATGGAACGAACAACCGCGTTGTTCATAAGTTCCGGGTGATCCTTGACAATCTGATTGGCTGGGACAGCCACCAGCGGGCCAAACCCCGGGTTGCCAATAGCATCCAGGTAGGTTGGGGAGATCAATGTTTCAGCACGAATCGGAATGTCGGTCATCCCACCCATAGATCCGGCCAACGCCTTGGGCATGTGAAGAACAAAAGCTGTTTTGTCCCACGGCGTATCCGCGTTCGCCTTCTCTCCAGTTTCGCTGTTGATTGTGAAAGGTGAGTTCCACAGCAGGCGCTTAGCCTGATAGGCGCGCCCCAGCAGGCCAGGATTCTCCATAATAAGCTTGGACCAGGAGCCCATGGCATTGAACCAGGCATTGAAGAATGGGCTGACAAACCGTAGTGTATGACCCGCATCGTTGAAGCGGGAGACATCATAGACCAGGTTCTTAAGGTCAGATCGAGCACCAGCGTGAGCCGCTGCCACCAGCATGTCTCTGTCAGCCTTGCGGAGCACCGACTGCCCTGTGTCCTTGATCCAAGACTGCACACTATCGGTCAAACGAGACTTGTACAACGTATTATACAGCGGGTGACGTACCAGGATGTCGTCCGGCATAGTGCCGGTCATTTCCATCAACCACTCAGTCGAGCGCTTGAAAAGATTGGATGGGCCATCCCCACCGTGGACGAGAGCAGCAATATTGGCATTGATATCAGGACGCATCTTAGCGTCCGGCATGTAGTCCGCAATCGTGCTAGCCTTGAACTTCCCTGCCAGTGCTGCATCACGCATGCCATCATACGGCAGGTAGGTCTTGACCATAGTGGCTACTTCATTGACCTTCACATCAGGATCGCCAACGTGCAAGGACTTCATGTAAGCTCGTCCCTGAGACGTGCTAGTCATCCACTGAGCAACCTCATCGAGGGGCTTGCCTGCGATAATCTGCTTGGCAACAGGGTCTGGGAGTAGCTGGTTACGAATGTAATGAACATACGCAGGCGTGTGCTTATCGGCGCTATCAACAGCTGAGATTGTGGCAAAACCAGGCCCACGCATAGCCATCTGCGTAGCATGAGTCATCTTGGAAGCACCATCGATGGTGCTCATGAAGGCAGGATGAGAGCTAGAAACCCAACGATAGTAGTCTCCGTTAGGTCCCCCAAAAGCCTCATCCCAGCGCTCTGAAGATCCGGCAATAGTGAAAGTGCGCTCACCGAGGCGATGTGCAGGATTGACGAAGTCAAACTTCATCTTCTTCAAGCTGGTGTAGTAGTTCTTCTTAGCCTGAAGATCGATTGGCTTGATACGGAGATTTGCTGGGATGTTATTGATTCCCATTGCCCGCTGAGTCTTGTACTGGTTGAGCAACCCCTCATAGTCAGCCTTGGCAATGCCAATCATCTGATCGTGCTTGGACATGACGTTATTCACGATCATGTTGTTAGTCAGACGATTTCCATTATTACGAAGGAAATTACCGAGGCCATCCCCTAGGTTGCGTAGAGAAGCAAGAGCACCAACCTTTGCAACCCCACGGAGATAATCATCTCCAATGTGGTTAAAAACGCGGTGACCGGTCATCAGAACAACTGGCTTCCACACACCGTAGATGTTATCCAAAACATAGCCTAGAGCATCCTTGGAGGATGCGTACGCATTACGCAGCGGTGCAAGTACCCCGCTATCCTGCATACGCTCCAGTGCGTTCTCAAGCTGCTTCAAGTTGGCAAGTGGGACTGCTCCGGACTCAAGCTGAGTGATCAACTGAGGGTGTGAAATAATGTGCTCATCAGCAGTCGGAAGAACGCCCTGAGGGGCCATACCAGGAACATTGATCTCGCCATAGGCACGGGACTTGGCGGCCTGATAGATGCTCTGACCCTTTTTACGAGTGGTAGTCAGGATTTTATTCATTTGTCCATCGGACAAACCAAAGCGCTCGCCGACGTTCTTGTAAACGTCGTTCTCAATGTTGGTCCAGATCTGCTGGCGCTGAGCCACTGTGGCGCTTGCGTAGCGCTGGGTATACTGCACCTTCTGCTCAGGTGTCAGTGTAGAGGACTTGTTCAACCACGTACGAGCATACTCAACAGCGTTGTCGTCGTTGTGGTTGATAAGCCCCGGAATACGATCAGTCAGGGACTGGTAAATGCGAACAGGGTAGTTATATCGAGCATTTTGGAAAACGTGAAGTACAGAAGTGTCCCTGGTGTTCGCATATTTGCCTGCGCCACGAAGTTCAGCCAGACGGTTGCTTAGAGCGGAAGTCTTTGTGACAGACTGCTGAGCACCAAAGATTTGAGAGAGACGATTAGCCGTTTGGTCGTTGGCATCAATTTGAGCCTGAGCAGCCTTGACCTTAGTCTGAGCCACCTTCTTCAACCAATCTTCACGATCGGCCTCCGTAGCACTTGTCAGTGCATAGTTCTGCTCAACCTCAAGTGGCATCAAAGCATTAGAGATCTGTGTTGCCAGATCCTGGTTCTTCTGGGACAGGTCGTCCAGAGCCTTGGCAGATGCCTGAGGAATACCATGAAGCACCTGACGAATCAGGTTGGACTCTTCAGGAGTCTTAGCCGCGCTAAGCAGCGCTGCTGTGGTATAACGGAAAGGGTTCGGCTTGTAAGGAGAGCCCTTGACCATAGGATGCTCGCTGAGTGCAGCGAAATCATACTTACCATCAACAACGTCCTGATCAAACTTCTGCCCCGCAGGGGAGTTGACCTTCTCCAGCTTCTGCACGGTAGTATCTGTAGTCAGGATAGGCGCATCCTTCAGGGCGCGCACAACACCCGCGACCTTGGTAATGTGGTTGGACGGATCAGCATACCAATCAATGGCAGCATCCTCACCGCCCGAAGCCACTTGCATCCCTGCATGAAGCGGGTTGTTCTTGTCGTTGAGGTAAGCATCACGCTTCTGTACGTCAAGAGGATCCACTACCTGATGACCTGGTGACCACTGGGGCTTAATCGGGCCAATAGGCTGCTGATCGTTGGCAGCCAGAACTGTAGCACGGCCGGGGCTGATATGCGCCGACTGGTCCCACGCCTGGGCCCACACAGAGCCTTGCGCCCATGACCAATTTGGGTGTCCCTGGGAAGCCTGATACTCATTGTGAGCAGAATACAGAGCAATAGTCGTGTAAGGACGCTTGATCAGGTTAGTGAACAACCAGTTGGTTGCGTGAAATACTGGAGCAATCGTATGGGTCTCAACATCATGCCAAATCTGACCAATATCCTGAAAGGGGTTGGTCAGAGACCAGCCCTTGGACTTGTCCGGCTGGGGCTTCTTCTGATCCTGCTCTGCCTGCTGCAACTGTGCAGCGGTAATCGCTGCCAGATTACTCTGATCCTGAATTTGCTGAGTGTCGATCGCCTGTGAGGAACCAACCACACCAGACTGGCTAACGGCACCAGAGGTGCCTAGGGCTCCGCTAGATCCCTGTGCTGCCTGCTGGAAGGGCTGAAGACTCACTATCGTTCACCTCAGACTGAAAGTGCGGAATGTTGCTGAAAAGATCTACTGGAGTGTTTCGAAGAGTGTCTACTGCCACACCGACTGCCAGCTCTGGAAACTGAGCTGCCTTAGGATCCTGTTGGATATTGTCCAGCACATTACCTAGGAAATTCATGGGGGTTGCCAGAGAGGAGGCCATTACGGGGAGCCCTTCAGCAAGTTGACAAAAAGACGGGTAGACTGGGAAGCATCGTTCATGTTCGCCATCATCTCAAATAGCGGCAGAGATTGGCTGATCTTTCCCATGTCCTGCGAAGCTATCTGCGCAGGCTGACCACCCAACGCGGAAGGACCAGGTCCCGCCCCAAGAGTAGCACCAGCAGTTACAGGCTCATTAGGTCGAGCTGTAGGAGACGACAGTGGAGTGACCTGTCCGGCAGCTGGGTTAGGGGGGAGACTTCCCATGTCAAGTGGCTGCCCCTGCCCCTGTGGGCTGGGACTGGCCGAGAGAGAAGCTCCCTCTTGAAGGGCCTGGAATTGGGAATTCTCACCATACTTTGCATCTGGGAGGTCACGGAGGGCCTGAGCCGGGCCGCCATCAGTGCGCTTACTCAGTGGTCCCGGACCCGACACTCCCGCCGGATTCTGTGGTGGGGGCATCATACTTCCCTGATACTAGCATCTCGATTTCACGAGACGCCTGTTCGGCAAAGGACTGTCGAGCACGTTCGGCTCGATATTTGGCTAGAGATTCTTCTGTGAGCGAATCAAAGAATTCATGAAAGGCCTCGAAGAGATTCCCAATCAACTCAAAGAATGCTCCTAGAATCAGCCACTTTGACCCCTTCCGGGGAGAAAGCGCCGGAGCGTAGGCTACGTCCGTCTCGTCATCGTCATCATCGGTTGGGAATCGTTCCACGTTTGATCCTTAGCTTGCGTTGCTGCGCTCGGTTCCGGGGTTGCTCGGAGAAGATCCCTGTCCGGGATTGTAGGTTCCACCAATCGGAGTGGTACGGAATCCTCGAATTCCTCCACCATCCCAAGACTGAGCAACCTCACCCTGATGCATGCTATGTCCACCAAGAGCAGACGTATCAACCAGCTCAGACCACCCGGACTCGATAGCCCCGATGTTAGCCGGAACAGAGCCCGATTCAAAAGTGTGCTCATCTACATAGTGAACCGGCCCCATGTCCCCCTGCTTCGGAGGAGTGGGAGGAACCGCATCGGAAAAATCTGGACGACTGAACTGGCGTCCACCACCAACGGCCATATTAGCCTACCTTCTGATTGCAGCACGCCGTCTTGGTGTGCTCAGGAGTCTTACCCTTGGCTGGGACTACTATGCCAACCTTGGTACGTGCCCCGCACAGCTCACAACCGGCAGGGTTTTCAAAAATACGGAATGCCCGCTCGAAACGCGGATCATCAATGTTGATGTCCTGGGACACCATAATCTTCTTAAGACGCTCAATATCCATTAGATAGGAATCTTCCTCTGAACGTTAGCCTGTAGGTTTGGTGCCCCACTGCCACCGGAGAGGCCGCTGAGCATTTTCATAATGTCTTGCTGCTGAGGCATTTGCCCCTGCATAGCCCCAGGAGGGCCCTGTGGAACTCCAGGAGGGCCCGGCGGACCTCCCATACCCTGAGGACTCTGTTCGGGCTCCTGAGAGCCCGCTGGAGGTTGCTTAGGGGTCCAGGCTTCTAGGATTGCCTCGTGCAAGGGCTTACCAGATTCCCGTGACTTCATGACACTGGCCAACTTGGTGATAGTGTCCATAGGATCCATGCCCTGCGCTGCCATGGCGGGAATAGCCATGGCTGTTTGAGCCAGCATCTGCTTAAGAGAATCTGTCATTTCCTCAGTGTCGATTTGCTCCATTACCTGATCAACGTTGACGTCGAAAGGCAGCTGCCGCAGAGCGAAATCCCTACTGATGAGCTTGTCACCACGCGCCTGCAATAGGAACACGAGAGCCCTGTTGGGATCCATCCCGGCTGCCATACCATAAGTAACGTCAACCTGGTAGACCCCGGCAATGTCACGAGATGGTACGTAAGTTTCTTCGAACTGCTGACCGTTGACCTGGACACGGATGAACCTCCGCTTATTGGGCCAGAACTTCTCATCCATCTCAAAGGCCGCACCAACGGCACGACGGAGAGCGTCGCCCATAATCAGTTGATAGGTACGAACCTTGGAGTCGATGGTCCCCATCAACTCTTCCATGCCACGACCGGTTACGATAGAACCGGGAGACTTACCAGTGGCACCTTCAGGGAAGCGGGAGCCGACTGTGATATCCTCGTTGAGAATCTGCCCCTGCTGCCAAGCAGCGGGCGGCATGTCGGCAATTGGATAATGAATCTTCTCACCGTTGTTGGTGCGGATGACACGGTCTGGGCCAAATGGGATATTCACCACATCAGAGGGAACAACCAGCGGCGAGTTGACTGCCTTCTTCGCAGCACGCATGCCCATCTGGGCAAACACCGCACGGGCGATCTGAAGCCAGATCACATCATCGTAGGCTCCGCGATTCTCATCATCAAACTTGGGCGTCTCAGCCACGAACACTGGGCAACGCCCGAACTTGTTCTCAACACGTAGGATCTCCAGGTTGTCCCGAGATGGAACATACCACACCATATCGGTGTCATCCATATAGTTGATGAGTTCCAGCTTCAGGCTACTCTCGGATTGTGTCCCCGCCCTCAGCGCATTAGCAAGATGAGGGAACTTCGCACAGAGCGAGTCCACGTCGGAGTCGTACACCTTGAAGAAGTATCGAGTGCGTCCGTAGACGTCCAACTCGTAATAGCACCCTAGAGGGTTCTCGAAGCGAAGTCGAGGACCCGCATCCGCATAGGGATCACCAAAGTGGGGCTCCACAATGATGGGCAGAAAGCTATAAGTGTTGAGCCAGTCTGATGCCTCCACCAGGTTGACCTTGATACGGCTGTTCTCAAGATAGTTGTGGGCGATCAGCGTTCGGCGCTGAGCGTACTTCTTCTGACGATCACTGACCATCACACCCGTGGTGCAAGAAACAGTCGGCATAACGCCGATCTGCTCAGAGCTGTACCGGGCGGCAACATCAATGATGTTGCTCACGATAGGCTTAGGGAAGTCATCAGCAAGAAGACCCGGAGCAACACGATCTAGCTCAGAGGCGCGCACCGCGCGCACTTCGTTCATACGAAGGTCTCGGGAAGAGTGACGCGTACGCGTCACCGCTACCTTCTTTGCAATAGCATGGATACTGGCCATATCACTCCCACCAGCGGCTGGAATTCTGAATCACTGGTTCGGGGAGGTCAGGTTGGTTACTGAAGCCCTGTGAGGCCTGATACCAGTCAATGTTAATAACTACTTGCTCCTCGCGCTCGCGCTCGGATAGCCAACCAGCATCCCAGTGAGCAGAGCCATCCTGAAAATCCAGCAGCTCACGACAACGGATCTCGCAGAACCACAGAGCCATTACGCAGTCTTGGACAGGTGCCTTGTTCATGGTCGGCGTAGGGTACCAGGCAACCAGTTGTTCCACAAGGGATTGGACTCCAGCGTGGTGTCTGCGGCTGGGGAACTCGATGGCGTTTCGTCCTTGCTCGTAGCCCTTGAACAAGTTTGCCATAGTGGCGACGCCCCACTGAGTATCCCATTTGTTTTTTCCAGTCGTGTGAGCGGACATGCGAACACCTCGGGAGGCCATCCAGGTGCTCAGGTCCTCATCCTGGAGGATACTAGCCTGGTAGGCGTTGGACTCGATTCGCCATTCATTGACTCCGTAACGTCGTGTCCATTCCTTCATGACCGCACTGATCTGTGCGGGAAGGGCTCCGTGCTGATTCCAAACATCTAGAACATAGCGACGACCTGTAGAGAGGTCCGCGCCCACAACAACCATAGCTGTGTAGTTTGTAGCCGCTGGATCGAGCCCCGCGACAACATAAAGCCCAGCCATCCCCTCAGGGCGAACACCGGAAAAACCGGGGACAATAACGCCGGGTAGGCGTCCCCCATTAGTACATCCATCGATCTCCTGCTGAGTGAAGGTGGTGGACTGACTGATCTGCGCCTGCATGTAGACGCGAGACCACGTCTCGGCGGACATCTGGTTGCGCTTCTCAGCGAGAGCTGGGCCATCCCACATAGGGTATAGCCCCTGAGGGTTGGGCTCGACCTTATCGAGCCCCATAGGCTCCACATTGGTCCAAGGCCACAGGGTCTTCCAGTCCTTCGGATCCTCAGCCATTTCAAGCACAGCGGGCTGGGAGAGGTAAGTATAGGGGGATTCCCCAGTGACATACCACTCGGGCTTTCGGATCTCGGAGTACAAATCCTGGGCGGCGAGTCGGGTGCCAACGATAATGAGCTTACCTGTTCCCGGCTCAAGGCGGGAACCAATGATGGACTGAATCCACTCGATCTGCTTGGGGAACTCATGCGCGTTGTCAAGGTCAGCGCAGTCATCAAGGATGATGAGGTCAGCACGAGCACCATAGATCTTCTTACGAACACCGAGGGCCTGAACAGTCGGGTGACCCGACACGTTGCGCGGACGGATATCCGGATTCACCAGAATCATATCCGCCTGCCACTTGGCGTTGCTGCTGTTGTATCCTTCAGGTGGGGCGAAGTCATCCTTCAGTTGCTTGTAGACAAGCATGTCCTTGTCCAGGCGGTTCTTGATACCATCCAGGTTCTTCTTGGCACGGTCCGCAGAGGCGGACACCAAGAGCACGCGAATGTTGGGGTCCTGAACGATGCGCCACGTCACGTAGTTCTGACAAAACATCTCACTCTTAGCATGGTGAGGAGGTGTGTTGATCAGAAGAAGGTTTTTGTGTCCGGGGATGTAAGTCTGGTTCGGATGCAGCGATCGAGGGTCTCGACCCTCCAGAAGATCCAGCCACTGTAGATGATGATCGAACAGACGGTTACCCATGTACACCTTCGAGAACATCTCGAAGTCAGGCACTTCGGAGAAGTGCTCCCCGGACTGCTTGGATCGGATGCGCTCCGCAGCATCACGAAACTGCTGAGCATTCATGGCTCCCGCGTGGCCCTTCGAGCCACTGCGCCAATATTCATATGTCTTTACAGAAACACCAACAAAGTCACAAGCACGCTCCACAGACCATCCAGCTGCAAGCTTTTCAAGCAGAAGTTTCTGCTTGTCCGCAGTGGTCCATTCAAGCTTTGGAGGCATGCATATATCCTATGGGCATCTCGGTGGTCGTTTGGGGGAGGCATGGGGGAACCATTTAAGGAGGGGGCTCATCTCATTCGCCCCTCTCCTAGACGAACACCGGTAGGTGTGAGTCTTTGAGTAACTTACTTAAGGGAGGCCTTCTAGGGCCTCCCTATTACTCACTATGGGCGACCTTCTAGGGTCGCCCTACTTACCTTCTAGGCGGGCTTCTAGGCCCGCCATCTTAGGTGGCTGGAGCCTAGCGGCTTATGCGGTGTCTTCCGCTCTCTTCGCTCCAGACACC